CAAAATCAAAATCAAAATCAAAATCAAAATCAAAATCAAAATCAAAATCAAAATCAAAATCAAAATCAAAATCAAAATCAAAATCAAAATCAAAATCAAAATCAAAATCAAAATCAAAATCAATTATGCATATTTAATTTCTTTCGTTATTGTGTTTTGAACATAATTAATAGTGATATTTTTGGTAATTGGAATACGATTTCCATATAAATCTGTGGTATATCCATCATTAACTACAATTTTTTGTGTTTGAGTGGTTGTCCAAGCATTAGCTATTTTATCTCTGTATATTTTTTTTTCTGTGTCAATCAACTCTTCTTTTTTGTTTTCAAGAATTTGTCCAATATTATCGAAATATTTGTTTTTTCTTACAGCAAATAATAATTTTTTTGTATCTTGTACAAAATTCAAAACATTATTTTCATGTTTAGTTTTGTTCAAAATATCAGGTAAATCTTTATCAGTTTTGTTATGTCTTTTTGGAAATTTGTCAGAAATTGGATTTGAACTTGTATAATCTAATATTGACATTTATATATATAAGATCTAAAATTTTTTTTTCACTAATTAAAATTTTATTTTATGAGTTTTAAGAAAATTTAATGACTTTTATTATTAAATGATTCTTAAAAATTACAAATACAACATTAAAAATAACATTTTTAGATTACGTTCCAAAAATTATAATTTTAATAAAAAAAAAATAATGAAACCACCTTTGTTAAATCTTGAAAATATATATATAATAAATGATAATTTTTCCAATAAAAACTTTCCAGAAATTGGAAATAACAATCTAATAGTTAAATTTAAATTCTGTAACAAAACAATTATCTTTACCTATAAAGGAATTTATGATATTGACAATAAAATAATCAAACATTTTATAAATGGAACTATTTCGAGAAAAAACAGATTAAAAATAATTCCATTTATTCCAAATCATAAAATATTTTTTATCAAAAATAATAAACCTATTTTGCTGGCCAAAAAAATAAAAGTTAATTTTTCTAATAATAATAATTTTGAAATTGAAATTTGTGCAGATTTGCCTTTTATTTCAAAAATTATAGAAAAATTAAAAAAAAAAAAAATATCTTTTTATTTAGGATTAACAATTGAAACACTAAAACAAGACATAATTGATGAAGAATTGTTATGTGTTTTAGGATTAAACAAATTAAACATTATATAAATAAATATTACGCAAAATTAAATGGTATGAAACAATATTATCCTTTAATGGACTTTATTCATATAATGATTTCAATAAATATTTGTCGAAAAATATATTTATTTAGGCTTCTTGTATGGTCATAAATTAAAACAAAAAAACATTTTAATAAATATGTTCAGTCCATTAAAGGATAAACAAAACAAAATAATATTTGTCATTTCTATAATTCTTGAAAAATATGTTTTGTGATTTATTTTTCCAAAAAAATATTAACTAAAAAATTTGTACAAAAATTATTTTTGAGAAACATGTAACTGATTTATAAGTTTTAGATTCAAAAACTGTAAAAGCCCAACTGCTAAGCTCTGAAAGAACATATATTCATTTTTCAAATGATATTTAAAATTCAACTCCTTGAATATAACATCTGATTATTATGACAATTACAAATATCAAATATAGAATTGTTGTACCTAATTTAGAATATTTTTTATCAATGGAAAAAATATCCAAAACTTCATGAAGAATGGCATAGTTTTCACAGTTTGAATTTCTCCACTCAAATGCCTGAACCCAACAATGAAATGGATTATTTGTGAAATAATAATTAATTAAAATTGTTACGGTCCATAAAACTACTGTATAGTTTAAAAATCTTTTTGGAACAAACACTGATAATGTCAATAAAAAAGATGATATCAAATGAAAATATCTCAAACTTCTTAAAAAATCTTTTCTATCCTTAGTCATGATTACAGGATATTTACATTGTGTCATGTCATGTAATAAGATTTTATTGATCCAAATACTTGATAAACTCTAATGTTTGTGGAAATTTTTTATGAAATTTTTCGAAATTCTTTGTGTTATTTAAAGATTAAACAGAAAATAATTTTTAAATGAAAGTTACTGGAATAACAATAGGAGTAATTGAATTAATATTATTTTATTTTTTAGCTAAATTTTTGAGGAATGAAAATAACGATCTAAATAAAATAAATGAATTTTCATATTATTGGATGATGATGACATGTCTAACAGCTATTTGGGAAATAGCTTTTATTATCAATTATAAAAAAATAATTAAAATCAGTGATAGATTCATGAGAAATAAAACAACAGTGTGGAGTTCCAAATTTAATTTGAAATATATAATTCCTTGGAACTTATCTAAAATTTTTTACGCTGATTATGGTGCTAATGCCGATAAAGAATATATATCAACAGTTGATATATGGAGCAGAACAATAGAGGGTTCACATTTTTTGTTTTGTGGATTTTTTTCATTATTAGCCCTTGTGTTTTCTGGTGACAAAAATTTATATAATTTTTTTACAGCGATAGGAATGTCATCACAATTAATGAACAGTGTGTTATACATGACAGAATATTATATTCAAACACAAAATGTGAATAGTATTAATTATGATTCTCCCAAATTCCCTTGTGGATTTATGATGATGAAAAGACCTTTCATGTATGTAAATATATTATGGACCTTATTTCCTTCCATCGTTTTATTAAACACATTAACAACAATGTGGGTCACCACATTATCCACAACAACACATTTTTCTGCTGGGCCACCACAATTATATAACGAATAAAAAATAGTGGTGATCATTTATCACTATTTCTTATATCCAAAAACAAATCCAATAGAAGAATTTTTCAAAAAAATCAGTGATGAAATTAAAAAATAATAAAAAAAAATAGTGTTTAGAAAATTATTTCAAACAAAGTTTTAAAATTTGTTTCATTTTAAATATTGGTTGGTGTAACATTGATTTTTTGTGTGAGTAAAATTGTTTTTAAAATTGTGAATATTATTCATGAATATTCCAGTTGTTGTCATTTCTAAAACAAATTATAAATTTTTGAAAATTAGGATTTAACTTGTTCAAGTTCATATTGTGTGTAAATCCACTCATTTGTTTACTGAATTTAATTTTTATACGGAGGTTTTTCTTTTCATTTTCAATTTGTAATGAAAACCTGAATAATCATTGTTTTGAGAGAAAAAAGTTGGAAAAGTTGGAAAAGTTGGAAAAGTTAAAAAAGAATAAATTAATTATTTTTTGGAGAAAAAGATATTCCACAACCACAAGATGTTGCAAAATCATTGTTTGGTATGAAAATAAATTTACTTTCAAAAATATTTCTATCATAATTCTCCTGGACAAAATCTATTGTTGTTCCAATCAAATAAAATTCGGACAATGGGTCTATTATTAATTTGGTATTACTATTTTCCATTATAGTAGGTTTATTTTTTATCGAATGATAATTTTCTATGAAATGTAAGTTGTAGTTAAATCCATTGCATCCTCCGCCAGTTGCCGAAAATAAAAATCCTCCATCAGTTAAATTTTTATTTTTTCTAATTTTGTTCATTTTGGTCCAAGCATTATCTGTAACTATTATGGGATATTTTTTAATTGTTGAAAAAAACCGTTTTATCATTTAATTATATTAATTTTTTAATTTATAAATTTCTGTATTTTCAAAATTCAAAGATCAATTTGTCACAATTATTTTGTTACAGTCATTTTACCAAAAACAAAAATCATGTCACAACCAAAAAAACTATTTCAATTATATCTGTGATTTTTTTTCCTAAATTTTTAATTGTTACATTAAATGAGTTTTTAGTTACACAATAAACGCTCAAAAATAATAAAGGATGATTGCTAATCGTGTTCACCATAACAGAATCCATTTCATCTATAGTATTATTATGAATTAAAATTGTATGTTTTCCATTATGTTTTAGATTTTCTTTCTTTGGACCATATTTATTTTTACAACTATAATCAACACTTACCTTAAATCTTTTGGAATTTACAGTCAGAGTAACATCGCTTTTTCTTATGATTGGCAGGTTAACAACATTATTTTTAAATGTTAATCCATCCTTAGTCATTATCATTTATTAAACATGTAGAAAATTTTAATGTTTATTAAACTTCTTGTTTAACTTTGGTCATAACTACTCAAGCCTAATTTTTTTTCAAATGTATGTGGTATTTTCAAATAGTTCACCTCCAGTCACAGTTCGTATGATTCCATGTGTTAGTTCAATTCTTGTTCAAACCAGTAAATGTTCCTAAAGGTTCAAAAAAAATGTACCAACAATTGCAAATATTTCAGTTGTTATAAAAAATAAATTTGTTGTTTTGTGATTATTCACAAATATTTAGATTTCCCATTAAAAAAATTTGTCTCATCATTTTACATATCGGTTGGTGTAATTATCAATCGATTATATTATCATTTTTGATCAAACTATTATTTTTAATTTCATATTGATGGTTGATAAAATTCAGAATGGTTTTATCACAATTGTTTATGTTGTTTTTTATATTTTTTCAAAATAGTGAATTTGTCTTTCAAAGAAACAAATTGATGAAAAGTAGTTTTACAATTTTTGGAACAGTATATTTGATTTGTACATGTGACAAAATAAATGAATCCACAATAAAAACAATTCCTGTTAAATCCTTTTTTAACGGGACATAGTTCATTGACTAATCTGACAATATTGTGATATTGAAATTTATTTTCTATTTTTATTTTATCATTCCTGAATTTTAAATAATTTTTAAAAATAAGTTTATTTTTTGATTTTTCAGAATTTTCGTTCCCAGAACATTGAATTTTAATATTTTTGGTCATTTGGTACAATTGGGTATTTTAATTGAGTGTTAATCAAAAAAATATCAAATTTGTCTAAAAATAAATCGTTTATTCTTCAAATAGTTTTTTGAATTAGTCATTTTGATGATTTTTCAGAAATAATTTTTTTTTTTTAGATTTGTCTAATCTTTGTATTATTTTACTTAATTTGTAAAGTAGATACAACACAAATGAGACTATCAATAAATATAAACAATCATTTATGAATGAACCATAATTAAACGTTACAGCATCATCATTTTTGGCATTGTCCAATGATGAATAATTATTGATATTTTTAGTTCCATTGATTAAAACCACAAACAAATTTTCCAGTTTTATTCCAAATGTGTAATTGAACAATGGCATCAAAATATCATTGATAAAGCTACTTATTATGTTATTAAATAAAGTCGCTGTTATTAGACCAAACGCTACAAACAATACATTGTCTTTTAGTGTAAATATTTTCCATCCATGAAAAAATTTTCTTATATCTTCACCCATATGTTCTAACCCATCCTTAGGATGAATTTTATTTGCCATCACGATTTTAATTCACAATAAATAAATAAAATTATTCAAATTTAATTTATCTATCAACTTAGAAAAGAATAAAAATTACAAATTGTACACTTGAAATATTTGATCTTTATTAATGAATAAATTAAAAACTAAGCAAACATGATTCATAATTGTACAATATTATTAAATTAAAATTTGACAGACAAAAAAGGATTGGAACTACAATTTATGAAAATTTTACATCTGGAGCTGTATTCAGAAAGTCAAGTGGCAAAAATATATTATGGTGGTAATGAATTTATTGACATGATAGAAGATTTACATCAAAAAGGGCATTAAAAACCTATGACTTGAATGAAAATGAATAGGGTTGTAAATGTTTAGCCATACCCACATGGTGTGGCAAATTTAAGAGCATATCTTGGTTCATCGAAACCTTATAGAATAATGGGTAGTACTCAATACTGGAAGCCATTTTACACATGGATATATCAAAAAAACATTTCAGTAACTTCAATCATTTTTGAATCTTTTTCTTATGGATTGGATAAAAATGGTTTCATGGATGATGATTTAGAAAAAAATGATTATTTGTGGTTCAAGTGTCTATTCGAGAGACTTTGACTATCAGAGATTTAAAAAAATAGCTGATATTAATGGTTTTTTTCATGAAATAATTAGAAAAACAGATTAATTTTTCTATATTTCCAGGACTTTAAGAGGTCCAATAATAATGAAATAGCTGGGATAGCAACTCAGTTGTTAGAAGTAAAATTCCCATAAAAAATATTGTGGTCAAATTATCAAAAATTCCAAAACTTTATATGATGAATGGATTTGTGTTATTCAATTTGTACCAATGGAACAGATTCTCATTTGATATTTAATTTGAATCCAATTGGAATAACAGAATTAAAAATCCAAAAAATAGCTGGAAAAGTAAATATTTCATTGGATAAAAACTCTATCAAATGAAATGAATTTTATTTAAGTTTTCAAATTTATTCATGAAACAATTCGATTAGTTTTACAAATTCAAAAAAAATGTGGGGAAAAATCAAATTAATTTGTACAATTTATGAATAATGAATTTAAAATCGAGACAGATGAATTACTATCCTTTAATGAACTTTAGTATGTTCATATAATGATTTCAATTTGTCGAAAAATATATTTATTTAGGCTTCTTGTTATGGTCATAAATTAAAACAAAAAAACATTTTAATAAATATGTTCAGTCCATTAAAGGATACAAAATCAGTAAATTTTTACAAATTTTTGATCACTGTAATTTTATGTGACCCAACCATCAAATATGAATCCTCCATCCTTTTCATCTTCATCACTGTCCTTTTCATTTTCATCACTGTCTTTGCCATCTCCATCACTGTCTTTGCCATCTTCATCACTGTCTTTGCCATCTTCATCACTGTCTTTGCCATCTTCATCACTGTCTTTGCCATCTTCATCACTGTCTTTGCCATCTTCATCACTGTCTTTGCCAT